GAGACAACCCACCTGCGCCGACAGGGTAGCAGAAGAATGGAAAGAAAGGCAGGAGGACCTGAAGGATCCTGAGTATGAGGCGCTCAGCTTTGACTATGTAGAGCCTAATACATTTAATGATCAGATTGAAGGCTACTGGCGCTGGCAGTTCAGCTGGGGTGGTCCATCGGATGAGCTCAGGGCTTACGTTAACGAACATAAAGAAATTCACCGCTTGGAATATTGGTTCCTGGATTGGGGAGATGGTGCACATGTCCTGGTTGACTCTGAAGCTGCGGCCTGGTCGCAGATGCAGCAGATGCTGGAGGCTGTAGCGTGATGCAGTTTCAATTGGTCTTTTGGTTTTCATTAGGGTTCTTGATCTTTACAGGCAGGAACCCTTTGTTGGCTCTTGTGTTTTCATTTATCCTGGCCACTGGTGTAGCTGCGTTCACCGCAGCTCCTGATATCGTGCGATGGATTGACGAAATACCTTGATTCCCACGCCCTTTTTTTAAATAGATCTTTATACTTTGGTTGGCCGGCCGGCCGGACCGTGGATTTTGTCAACAGTTTTTCGCAGAACTGTGCCATTCCTGTTGATTCGAAACCTGATGGCTGAAGCGTGTGTTTGAAATCCACTAGGTTTCACGCCTTTTGTTGTAACTTGTTCTTATACTTCACAGAAGTACGGTCCGTGCTGAAAAAAGTTATGCACAACTATTTATTTATTATGTTGCAATTAGTTATAATAAGTTGTTTAGTTACTTATCAATTAATAGTTAATTGATTAAACCATTTAGAAAGAGGTTATAATGACTAAGAAATCTAAATTAAATGACAAGGCTGTTGCTACTCTTGTTGAGTATCGTGTTGCCTTAGATATTAAGAATAGTATTGATAAGTTAGTTAACCAACTTAGGAATGAATTTACTGAAATCGTAGCTAATAACAAATTAGTTAGTGATAAAAAGAATTTTGTTTTTGAGCATGGCACAGACACTTATGCAATATCACAATCAAGTCGTGATATACTTAACCAATCAGAAGTTAAAAAACTATTAACTTCTAAGAAGTTATCTATTCCTTATAAAACATCTACTAGCGTTACTATAAAGAATGTTAGTGGTAGTTCTAATAATGTTGATAGTGAACTTGTTAAACTATTAAGGGTGTCTAATGCCAGATAATTACTTAGACATATTAAGACAAGCTAATGCAGTTAGCACAGTTAGACCTAATTCACTCATTGAAACTGTGGAGAATGGTCAAGAGCAAGTTAACTGGCAGATGTTAGCAAGTTATTTAGATAGTAGTATATTTGAATTCATACTACAGAATAAAGACATACCTCAAGTTAGTGCGTATGGTCTTAAGTTAGCTCAAGAGTTAGCTAACAACTTCAATATAAATAGATAATCATTTCAGTACAGGGGTTTGAAATCCCTGTACTTCCTCGCCTTTATCTAATTTCTTTTATTATATTTAAGACTGGCTCGCTTCCGATCCAGGCAAATTCACCCGCAGCCCAGGGCTGGTGCAGCAGGTGCAGCGTGGCAGGTTGCAGGTGTTGGTCATCATGTACAATACAATACTATATCTAGTAGCCAAAGCCCTTGGAGTCCCTACATATATTTAGTTTAATAATCCTTACACTTCCACGCCCTTTCCCCCTTACTACCTGTTACATTAGGTTGTGCACCTTTAGTGCTTGTTTTGCACAGTCAGCCCCACCCCATTCACTGTCAGAAACAAGTCGGTTGAAAAATTTTAAAAAAAATTGTACATACTAGAAATGTCTTTGGATTTTGAAACCACAAATCCTGATGAAGCTAAAGATCTAATGTTGAAGTTAGAACTTCGACAAAAAGAATTAGATACCTCTGCTAAAGCAAAAGAAAATTTTTTGGACTTTGTTAAAGCAGTATGGCCAGAGTTTATTTCAGGATATCATCATCAAAAAATTGCAGAAAAATTTCAATTAATAAAAGATAAAAAATTAAAACGATTGATCGTGAACATGCCTCCAAGGCACACGAAGTCTGAGTTTGCATCCTATTTACTTCCAGCATGGATCATGGGCCATGCACCAAAAACCAAGATCATACAAGCAACGCACACTGGCGAACTGGCCTTCCGCTTTGGAAGAAAAGTAAGAAACCTGATGGATCACGAAGATTACAAACGAGTATTCAAAGATGTCGAACTATCAGCCGATAGTAAAGCAGCAGGAAGATGGGAGACCAATAAAGGTGGAGAGTATTTCGCAACAGGGGTAGGTGGAGCTATCACCGGTCGTGGTGCAGATCTTCTCATTATTGATGACCCTCATTCCGAGCAAGATGCTTTATCAGAAACAGCGTTCGATAATGCCTACGAGTGGTACACCTCAGGACCACGACAAAGACTTCAGCCCGGAGGTATCATTGTTATTGTTATGACAAGGTGGTCTACCAAAGATTTGACAGGTAGATTAGTAGGAGCACAAAAAGAAGTTAAAGCAGATCAATGGGATCTAATAGAATTCCCTGCAATCTTTCCTAAGACAGGTAATCCTATATGGCCTGAGTATTGGAAGAAGGATGAACTGTTATCGGTCAAAGCTTCCTTGAATGAACAGAAGTGGCAAGCACAGTGGCAGCAACAACCAACCTCTGAAGAAGGATCTATTATTAAAAGAGAGTGGTGGATGAAATGGGAATCTGATGATCCACCCAACAACATACAACATGTTATACAAAGTTATGATACGGCGTACTCAAAAAAAGAAACTGCAGACTATAGTGCTATTACAACGTGGGGTGTGTTCACTTCAGAAGCTGATGGCAAAGTCTATTTAATTTTACTTGATGCGGTGAGAGGTAGATGGGAGTTTCCTGAACTCAAAAGAAAAGCATTAGAGAAGTACAGAGAGTTTGAACCGGAGACAGTAATCGTGGAAGCTAAAGCATCTGGATTACCCCTGACCCATGAACTAAGACAGATAGGAATTCCAGTTACGAACTTTACACCGAGCAAAGGAAATGATAAACATGTACGAGTAAACGCTGTAGCACCGGTATTTGAAGCAGGCCAAATTTGGGTTCCAGATAAGAGGTGGGCGCAAGAAGTCATTGAGGAATGTGCTGCCTTTCCCTTTGGTGACAACGATGATTATGTTGACTCAACAACACAAGCTGTGCTACGTTTTCGCCAAGGAAATTTTGTTACATTACCTGATGATTATTACGAAGAACCAACTGTTCCTGATTACGGGAGCGAGGAGAGATATTACTAATGGATGATGAAAGAATCGGACAACCTGTAGGACTTAGCAGTTTACTTTTACATATGGGTAGAAAAGCTGCAGACACGCAGTTGTCTCGTGGTGATATTACACAAGATGAATATGATGATATCATTAAAATATTATATCCCCCTCTAAGTTTGGTTGATGAAAAAAGAAATGGTGGTGTACCTAGATTTGCGTCTGGTTCGGCAACCATGGCCCCTGGAGCATTTATAGATTACGATGACATTTTAAGACGTCTTGGTAAAGCATCAAAGTTTATTGGTACAAGAGTTCCTTTTCTCAGTAATTTAGTTACTACTCAAATGGGTGATGGCACGTTAGGTGCTAATGCACAGTTAATGGAAAGTAATATTCCCGGCGTAGGAAACGCAGGTGATTTAAGTTCAGATCCTGAGGAAGTAGCGAGAAAAAAAGCAGAGAGACAAGCAGCAATAGATGAAGCAAGAAGAAATAGAACATCAGCAACTGTAGCTGACAAAGTTAGAGATGCAGCAGACAGAGGTGAATACGGTAATATAAATTATTTTGGTAACGATGTAAGACAAAGAGGAGATGGAAGTATTGAAATTGGTCCTGATGCTGATGCTATGGAAAAAGAAAGACAAGCGAGAGAAGCGGAAGCAAGACGTAATGTTAACCGCCCTTCTCCAAAAATTGATATACCTACAACTACAGGAGGAGCAGTACCAGAAATAGAAACAAAATTACCTCCAACATCTGTACCACCTATTGAATTACCTACGAATACAGGATTTCCAATACCAGAGATAGAAGATTTTACTATTTTGACTATGGGAGATAGCACTAAAGATACTGTTACAATAGCTGGTAAAACATATAAAAAAGATCAGACAGAAATTAAAGAAAGAAAATCAGACGGTAGAACCTACCGTGTAGTCAAAGATGAATTTAAAAATAAAGATGAATTAAAAAGAGTTAATGATGGAAAAACAGTTAGAAAAGAATTACCACAGTTTTTAGAGGACAACCCAGCAATGAAAGACAGGTTGTATACTTCTTCTATAACAGGGAGACCTGACTTAGAAATAATAAGACAACATTTTATAGATAAACATGGAATTGATTTTCAAATGAAAACATATGAAAGAATAGTAAATCAATTGTTTGGAAACAGAAAAAAAGATGAAAGAAAATTAAGTTCTTATCAAACAGCTCAAAATCAATTTGAAAAAAATATAAGACAGTATGCTAATGATTTAGGAATTAAAATTTCTAAACCACAAATGGATCGTTATGATCAAGATTTTAGAATTGCTATAAGAGAAGAGAATCCAAATAAAGTAAAAGGAGATGTTTATTCAGAAGAAAATATAAGAGCAGCAACCAATGTAGTTATTGATACAATTATGAGAAATGAAGATCCTTACCTTGCAGATTACATTAAAGATAAAATACAAAGAACAGCTAATAATAAAGCTACTTTATTAGATGGAAGAAGAAATTTTTACAATTCAGGAGAAACTCTAGGACATACAGGAAGCATAGCGCAAGGAGATATACTTTTTGGAGAAGCGGCGAACCGTGAAAGATATACGACAGAAATTTCAAAAGATAATTTATTTAAAGATAAACAGATGGCTCAATATAAAGAAGCTTTAGCAAAAGGTAATACCGAAAAAATGAATCGTATTGAAAGTAAATTAAAGAAAAGAAACCTTAGAGCAATGTATGTAGATGAAGATGGCTCTGAAGTTTACATAGGAGCCCCTGCAGAAAAAGGTAAACTAAAAGACGGAGGTCCTCCTAAGTTTGCTGAAGGTAGCAGATTAAATGATTACGATCCTTATGACATCAATCAATTTCAAATGGGTCAACTTCCAAGTTATGAAAGTTTATATTCAGATCAAGGTAAGTTTCCTACAGATCAAAACAAAATTGATGAAATGAGAGCAGCAGCTCTTGCTGAAGGTAAAAAGTTTTACGGAGATGCAACAGGGTTTGAAATATTTAAAGAAGGATTGTTTAATTTACCAGACGGGGTAATTAATTATTTTGCAGGTTCGGCGGAAGGAATGGGTGAACTATTAGCAGGATTATTTGAGGCAACTAAAAAAGGGGCACAGATACAAAGTTTTCCTACAGATAAAATAGCTAATCCTGATCAACGAAACATTTCTAGATCATCACCAGATTATTCTCCTTTTAGTGAGGAGTTTCAAGCTCTACTAGATAAACCTGCTTTTACTAAATACTTTGATGAGTTTAGAGATAAGATTCCAACACCAAATTTAACAGAGTCAACTCTGTCTGGAATGACCATGGATGAGTTAGGAAGAACAGCTGGTTACTACACAGGTCCTCCTACCGCCGTACTCACGGCCCCTGGTGCATTAGCTAAATATTTAAAAGGATCAAGAGCAGTAGATAAACCTGCTCCTATAAGTGAAGCCTCTCGTTTGTCTGAAACAGAAGAAGTTGTTTCTCCAACAGGAGCACAAATAGATGAAACTGTAGAGGTAACAGATACAACAAGACAAGTTACAGAACCTAAAGTAGAAATTCAAAAACCACGATTAGATCCAGCCGAAGTAGAGAGAGTTGAATCTTTAGATACTTATATAGTTCCTCGGTTTAGTAAAATAGAAGATTACGTTCAGACTAAATATGCAGGATCTGCTTCCAAGACTAAGAAAAAATTAAGTCAGTGGAAAAAAGAAATGGAAGATGGTGACGGGGCAGGAGCCCTGAACGAAATGAAAGATACCGGAATGTCTTTCCAAATAAGTAATTTAATAAAAGAAGGTGGGGATCAAACCATTGATGCGTTAACTTTTTTAAAGATTGGACAAGATTTATTACAAAATAACAATCAAATTAAAAGAGGATACTCTGAATTTTATGGAGCAGGTCAATTAGGAGAAAATGCAGGAGCTGTTAAAGCAGGTAATGAAATTAGTCCTGACATAACAAGAAGAGCAATAAAAGATGCTAAACAAGAACTAGTAAATGTACCTATTACTGCTACAGGCAACTCAGGCCGTGTTTTACAAGAGTATAAAATGGCTGTGCAAAGCATGATAAATGAATTGGAAACAATGGCAGGAGGAACAAGTAAAAGAACTTTTGCTGGAGTAGAAGATCCAAGTGTTGTTATACAAAAGTATACAAGCACTGTATTACCGAACATTTTAAGAAAAGCAAACAACCCTAATATTAATTTACTATATACCGAAGCTCAAAAATTAAATCAGATTGTTAATAGATTTAAACGTTTAAATGTTAATCCACGATTAACTAGTAATTTTCAGGGCACCGGTTGGCCAGGGACCAGGACGGAAGATTATACAATTATGGAGCAAGGATTTAATCCTCAAAAAGGACAGTCCTCTCGTCATGAATTTCATAACAGTGGTCATCCTAATTCAGATAATTCTATTTCTTTTAGTAGATCTATAGATAAAACAACAACCGATGGTAGAGTTACAGAAAATATTATGGAAGCACAAAGTGATGTTCACCGTGGTTCTACATCTTACCAAAGTCCTGAAGATATAGCAGGTATTGATATATTAGAAAATGCAGAAAAAAAATTAAGACCTCAAGCTGAAAAAGCACTTGATGATGCGTGGGATAATTTTAGTAAGGACAATAAGTTATATAACTTTGATACAGATCCTATTAACATGCCTATTGGTGAAACTGTTCCTGATATGTTTGAGGTACAACTCAAAGCAGGCAGCGCTGATAATCCTATTTGGGAAGTAATAAATACAAGAACAAAAAGAAAAGTTCCAAAGAAAAGTTTTGGAACAGAAGATGATGCTCAAGTATTTGCTGATGCAAAAACAAAATTAGAAGCATCTAAAGAAGCAAAGAAACCTAAACCTACAGGATTTGATGTTAAGGTAGATCAGGTAGCTAATGATTTATATGGAGAGAGTTTTAAAAATTTAGGATTAAATCAAAAACAAAATGTTAAACGATCTATCTTAGATAACTACGGAACAATTAATCAACAGATGATCGATGATGCAAATGAATTTTTAAGTGGTCTTACTCAAGCTTCTAAAAAAGAATTAGGTAGAGCTAAAAATAAAAATTTCTTAGATGCACAAAGAATATCTAAATTAAATCCTGGAGATTCCGCATTTGGTAATTATGATAAATTTTGGTCTCGTAAAATGTCATCTGGAGATGAAGGTCAAAAATCATTATTAGAACGTATCGCTAATCAAGACCTGCCGAGAAACACACGATCATTTGAAGGACTTGATAGAGCAGTACAAAACATTAAAGATTTATTAGATAGTTCTCAAGGAGGACAGGTTAGAGGAGGTATGTTTGGTGGGGTAGATACATTTGATGCTATCAAAGCACAAATAGTGGCCGATACCAAAATGCCAATAGAAGAATTTTTAGCAAGACTATTTCCTGATGAAGTTAAGTTTGCAGGATCGTATACGGATATATCTAAGAATGCACAACTACGAAGAGCACGATATGAAAGTGGCTCACAAGATTATCCATTTAAAAAACAAAAAGATTGGGTCAAGAATGTTTTAAAATCACATATAGAAAAAGCAATATCAGAAGGCAAGACAAACGTGTCCTGGAATCCTGGTGAAATTGTTGGTGTATATGAATCAGCTGATGCGAAAGATATTGCAGGGTATAAAACAATTTATAATAAACTTATGAAAGAAGCAGCAGAAGATTTAAATAAAGATTTAATGGAAAGAGCCGCTAAGTTAGGATTAGACCCAGAATCAGCTAGAATTAAAATATCAGGTGTAGGAGATGACATGAACTTTACATTACAATTTGATGGTGATGGTATAAATTCATACAGCCAAGCTGCTCCTGATTTAGTTAAAAAATCTTTTGACGGAAGAAAAATGGAAGTATCAGGATTACCTTATGTTGATTTTACAGAAGCGAAAGATACAATAAGAAAAATAGGTTTACCAATGCACGCAGATGGTGGTAGAGTAGGTTCTAAATTACCGGACGTAGATGAAATACTAGGAACAATTTAATGGCAATAGAAAAAGCATTACCAAACATGGCTCCAGGGGAGTTAGATCCTCTTGGCGTAGCACAAGAACAATCTGAAGTTAATATAGAACTTACTGATGATGGTGGAGCTTTAATTAATCAAGAGCAAGAATTACCTCAAATACCTTTTGATGGAAATTTAGCAGAAGTCCTTGAAGATAGTGAACTTGGAAAAATGTCAGATAATCTTAGGGCTTATTATGAAGATGATAAATCCTCAAGACAAGATTGGGAAAGATCCTACGTTGATGGTATTAAATTATTAGGATTTAAATATGAAGAACGAGCTAGACCTTTTCAAGGAGCTAGTGGAGTTACTCATCCATTACTTGCTGAATCCGCAACACAGTTTCAAGCACAAGCTTACAAAGAATTACTACCCGCAGGCGGTCCGGTAAAATGTAATATAGTTGGTGAACAAAACGAAGAGACAGAGCAACAAGCTAACAGAGTAAAAGATTACATGAATTATCAAATTACTACGGTAATGGAAGAATATGATCCTGATATGGATCAATTGTTATTTCATTTAGGATTAGCTGGATCTGCATTTAAAAAAGTTTATTTTGATGCACAACAACAAAGAGCTAAAGCTTCTTTTATTCCTGTAGAAGATTTAATTGTTCCTTTTTATGCAACTGACTTAGAATCTTGTCAAAGAATTACACATATCGTTAAACAATCTTACAATGAAGTTAGAAAAAATCAAGTTGGTGGTTTTTACAGAGATGTAGAAATTAGACCATCATTAGTTGAAAATAATCAGATACAAGAAGAATATCAAAACGTGCAAGGTATTAGTTCTACAACTTACGGAGAAGAAGATGACAATGAATATACATTATTAGAATTTCATTGTGATTTAGACATAGTAGGTTTTGAAGATAGGAATTTGGAAACAGGAGAACCTACAGGTATAAGAGTACCATATGTTGTTACTGTTGATGAAGGTTCCGGAAAAGTTTTATCTATATACCGAAACTTCAAACAGGACGATCCCCTTAGAAAAAAAATTCAATATTTTGTACATTATAAGTTTTTGCCTGGTCTTGGTTTTTATGGCTTTGGTCTTATCCACATGCTCGGGGGTCTCTCCAGGACAGCTACGTCAGCTCTCCGTCAACTCATTGATGCAGGTACGTTGTCCAATCTCCCTGCAGGATTTAAAGCGAGAGGGTTGCGAGTTGCAGACGACGATAATCCCATCCAACCAGGAGAATTCAGGGATGTAGATGCACCATCTGGTGATCTACGAGCAGGACTTTTACCTTTACCTTACAAAGAACCTAGTCAAACATTATTTATGTTACTTGGTTTTTGTGTTGATGCAGGAAAAAGATTTGCTGCTGTAGCTGATGCAAAGATAGGTGATTCAAACAATGCTAATCCGGTAGGAACTACCATGGCTATGATTGAACAAGGAACTAAAGTTATGAGTGCAATTCATAAAAGAATGCACTATGCACAAAAAGTTGAATTTAAATTATTATCAAAAGTATTCCAACAATATTTACCACCAGAATATCCTTACAACGTTGTAGGTGGTAACAGAATGATTAAGCAACAAGACTTTGATGACAGGGTAGATATTATGCCTGTATCCGATCCAAATATATTTTCTATGTCTCAACGTATTCAGTTGGCACAAGCACAATTACAATTAACAGGAGCTAACCCTGGAATTCATAATATTTATGAAGCTTACAGAAGAATGTACCAAGCACTTGGAGTTAATAATATTGATGCAGTATTACCACCTCCTCCTAAACCTGGACCTGTAGATCCAGCAAAAGAAAATTCAGAGGCGTTGAAATCTAAACCATTAACTGCTTATCCAGAACAAAATCATGAAGCCCATATAAAAGCTCACAGAGCATTTATGTCCTCAAGTTTAGTAAGACAAAGTGTAATTGCTATGGCTTCTTTACAAGCACATATAAGTGAACATATTTCATTTATGGCAAGACAACAAGTTATGGAAAAAAACAAAGAAGAATTAGAACAATTACAACAACAGTTAGGTGGACAACAATTACCTCCTGAAATGCAAAAAGAAATGCAAAATAGACTAGAGAGTGAAATTGCTGAAGTAGAATCTACTATAACAGAAGAAATTGTAGCAGAAGAACAAGAATATTTAGAAGGAACTGGTCAAGATCCATTAGTTGAATTAAAAACTAGAGAAATTGACATAAAAGAACAAGATGCACAGCGTAAAGCTATGTATGATATGGAAAAATTAGACATTGACAGAGGTAAATTAGATCAAAAAACTGAAATTGATCAGAAAAAACTTGACCAAGATGCTGAAATTGCAGCTATGAGAGCTGGTATCAATTTAAAACAAGCTAAAATGAGAAAAAATTAATGTCATATCCTGAAAATGATGATAAATTAAGTCGAGGCATAAATGATTTTGCATCACATGTGGAGCAATACGCAAAAACAAGTGAAGATAAGTTAATTATGGCGGCAGCTATGTTATCAGTTGTTAAAGCAATCTATATAGATCATGCTTTAGAGGGACCAATAGCAGAAACTGTTTTTGAAAATCAACTTGAGGATGTTTTTCAAATTAATTTGATAAAACCAACGTTACATTAAGGAAAATATGAAAAAAGATAAAAAAAAAGATAAGAAAAAAAAGAAGTACATGGGTGGTGGCATGATGCAAATGGGCGGAATGGGCTACATGGGCGGTGGAATGCCTAAAATGAACTACATGGGTGGTGGA